GCTGTAAACGTGGCTTCGGGTTCGCCTACAAGTAGGTAACTGGCGAGGGTTGCAGCGGCAGCGTCATTGTGTAACAAACTGTCTGTAATGCTTACCGTTTGTATTAGGTACTTGGCTTGGCTGGCTGCGTCGTCTGCTACTTGCGGGCTGGTTGCGCCTAAGTGCTGAATACTGGCCCTGTTTACTACCTGATCGGCGTTATAGGTTATGCCCAAATTGTTATAGGGAATGTTTGTGCCGTCGTCGTGGAAGTCTGCAACGCTGCCGCTAAGTGTATTACCTATCCTCGGGTCAAAGTTCAGCACTCCCGTTCGTGACATAAAGACGCGGCCCTGTTCGGCTTGCTGTATTTGGTTTAGGTAGGCCTTTACGTTGGTACCTTCGGGCACGGTGTAGGCAGCAGCGCCGCCCAATGTTTGGGTGCCTGTGTTTATGTTTCGACTAAGTGCCGGGTAATTAACCTCGGGCAGATCGAGTACAGCGGTAAGGCGGGCGCTAGATAATTCCTCGGAAACGTTAAACTCGGCAAGGCTGGTTTGCGCTAATAGGTAAAAATCATCAGCACAATAAACGGTTACCGTGTTGTTTCCGCCTAGTTCGTAAGAATAATCGTAATTTACTATTTGCCCTACAAACAGCGCTATGAACGTGTTAGTGCTGTCGTAACGGCCTAGCGATACTCGACGCAAAGGCGCCAACGTAAATTGCCCTGCCGGGTCTACAAACGGGCTAGACGTATACAGCGGGTTTAATATGCCGTTGGCCAGTGTGTCATCAAGGGTAAACGACATTGTGCCAGCGCTGAACTGGTCACCGATCTCACGGCGGCCACGGTTTACCGAAACGTTTTTAGCGTATTCCAACATAGGCGCAAACTCGGTAATGCCGTCTAAAACGTATTCTGTGTTATTTAATACGCCCCGTGTTGCGTCATCAAGCGTAAACGCGTTCAGCATAAAACCAGTGTCTATAAATAGTTCATAGTTACCGCTGGCAATTACTGACGTGGCCATTAGCCCACCTGTATATTTGCGGGGCCTGCAGATCGGTTATAGGCGCGGATACTGTTTACTACCGCCTGCCCTACTTCCGCGCTAGTAGCAAGGCCGCCCGTAACGTTTACGGTAAGGCTGGCGAAATCCTCGTAGCCTTGGCCCGGGCGTTGGGGTATTATTCGGGCCACTGGTTGCGGGCTGATTGCTTCCGCGAACCCTGCACCTATGCCTTTAATGTCCGGCAACTTAATACCCTTTTGCCCCAACTTGGCTTGGGCTGCAGCAAACGCCGCTTCGACGCCCTGCAAATATGATTGGGCGTTAGAAACGCCGGCACCGTACCATTGGCTAGCGGCTGACTGGCCGATAGTAAACGCGGCCTGTTCGGCTGCCATTACTAGGGCGTTGGTTTCTTGGATTGCTGTAGCACCGCCCTTAATAAGTTCGGCTGCAATAGCCGCGCCGCTTTCGCCGCCTGCGTCAAGTACAGCCTGCAACGCTTCTTGGGATAGCCCTAACTGCAACAGCGTTTTGACGTCTTGACCGTATTTAACAATACCTTTTACCTGATCTCGTAGGCCCTGTAGAAACCCGGCGCCTGTTTCGTCGCCTGCGTCTTTAGCGTCTTGGAAACTAAACGCGTCTTTAATGCCGTCGCTAACGTTCGTAGCGAAATCGCTAAACGCCTCTTGCGCTTCGGCTAACTGGGTTTGCGCGTTGGCTAGTGCGTCTGCCAAATATGTTTTAAGTGCGTCGCTGGCCTCTTTAACGCGTTCGGCCATTTTTTTAGCCTTATCGGATACCCCGCCTATAGCAGTGTCTACTTCCTCAATGGCTGGGGGCAGTGGGGTTAGTGACCCGCCAAACGTGCGATTACCTTCCACGGCTGATTTGGTGGCGTTTTTGTAAACCATAAACGCGCCAGCAGCAACTACTAGCCCGGCAGCAATAGCGGCAGCACCTACGCCCAACGTTAGGGCCGTGTTGGCAGCGGCAGCGCTGGCAGCCAGTGACCAGTTCAGCGCGGTGGTTACTATTGTTACCGCGTTAGCGATAACTTGCGCGGCCTTAAATCCTATTAGCGCTGTAGATATTGCGGCAATAGTGGTAGCAACTGCTAACAGTGTGCCGGTGTGATCTGCAGCCCAATTACCAAACTCGATCAGGTACGGCAGCACGGCCATAACAGCAGGCAATAACGCCATACCTATGCTTTCCTTTGCTTCGTCAAGTGCCACGTTAAGGCGCTTAAATTGCCCTTGCGCGGTACCTGCTGCAACAGCGGCTTGACCACCAAACGTTTTAGCCATAGCAGCCATAACTTCATCAAGGCTGGCACCGTCTTTTATCATTTTCTTTAGTTCAGGCGACAGCAGGCCCAACGCTTTATAGTTGCCGCCGTACGCTTTTGCTAGCGCGTCACTGACCGAACCTAAATCCTTGCCCGTGCCGGCTGAAATATCCATAGCCAGTTTTAGGCCGTCGGTTGCTGCCGTTACGTCTTGGGTTACGCGAACCAGTGACGCAAACGCGGGGCGTAGTTCATCATCAGCAACGCCAGTAGCCAGCGACATTACCGATATTTGTTCCTCGATTGCGGCTATTTGGGTGTCGGTTGCCGCGGTAACGTTTTGTAAGGTTTTGGCTAATATCGCTTGCGCTGCGCTGTCCTCTACGGCGGCTTTAATGCTGTACCCGGCAGCAACAGTAAGCGCGCCCATAGCGGCAACTGCTGGCAAAAATGCTTTACCTGCTATATAGCCCGCTTTTTGTGACGTGGTTTCTAGGGCCTTTAGTTGGGTGATTGCTTGCTGAAACCCTTTGCCTTCGAGGCTAGAGATGATGGGGATATTAATTGCCATGGCGTGTTACCAGTTTTCGGTTTGTCTTTTCCATAACAGTATCTACGATTTGCATAACCTTTTCGGTGACTGCCTCGCGGTTATTTTCTACCGCAATATCTACCGCGCGCGGCTGACCGCCTACGTCGGATTGTGCTTCTAGGTTTGTTACAAACGTGCCTTGCGTTTTTGCCCCGGCATGGTCATAGATTGCGCCTGCCGCGTCAGCCTGTTGGATAACCATAAGTTGGTAGGGCTTAGAACCGTAAACTACTTGGCTGGTATAACGGTTGCCTAAATCGTCGCTACGGTTAAAGTTTACGTAGCGTTCCTTGCTGGCCCGTACACCTACTTTTACCTTAAAACCTTTTTGTACTGCGTCAGTACGCCAACTGGTATTACGGCCTTTAACTAGATTGCCGCGAACCATGCCCGACAATGGCGCGCCGTTTTGTTTGCTGTTATCAAAATGGGCAACCATGCTACGCGCTTCGCTAACGATCTGCTGGCCAGCGCCACCGATCTGTTTAGTTACTTCGCGCCGATACTTGTTATCAAAATCGTTTAACTCTTTAAGCGCCTCTTTAATACCGTAGATTTCGGGAATAGCCGCGCGCGCAACCATTACTTACCGCCGCGTTGCTTGTTTAGTATTTCTATGGTGGCGTTCATATCGTCTAACTCGAATGATAGTTCACTAGGCCAAAAACCTGTTGCTACTAAGATTTCGGCAAGTGCGCGGCGCACCGTGCCGTTTAGGCTTTTGGGTCAGCGGCCTCGACTACCTCAATAGACGCCAGCGAACTAATGAACTGGTCAAGGTTGCCCGGTACCGTGGTACCTGTAGCGCGTGTTGCTTCGTAGCAAAGGTAAGCCAAATCCTCAACGCCTACGCCTTGCGCCATTTCTGACGCCTTACGCCTGTACTTGCGTTCCCACGCAACCACCGTACTTAAGTTAGTAGTAACCGTGTTTGTAGTGCCGTCGTTAAACGTTGCTTTAAGTGTTAATTGCATTGTGCCTGCCTTTGTGTCGGGCCGTTGCCGGCGCTAATTAAACTTCGACTACTGAGTAAACCCCGCCCGTAAAAGTAACGCTTACGGTGCCAAGTGCGCCCAATGCCAACGTGTACGGGATTGCTTCCAAGTATGCGCCGGTAAGGGTCATGGTTGGGTTTGTTGCGGTGCCCGGGCTGGTTGCTGATGGTGACCACGAAACGGTTACCGAGGTGCCTACCAATGCTTTAAGCGTGGCGTAAGTTTCGCTAGCAGCAAACGACGCGTACAAATCAAGTTGCAGCGTGGAGTTTTCGAGGCCTGCAGTGTAACTGCGTGACGTGGTGCCAAACGCTGTACTTTCCAACGCCTCAATAGTGCGGGTAAATACCAAACCTTGACACTGATCCTGCAGCGAAACTGAGTTCACCGTTACGTTTGGGTTGCTTAGGTAGGTGCTGGTTGCCATAGTGTTTAGTCCTTTGGTGTGTTCTTGCTATTAGTTTTAGCAGGTTTTGGGGTTTCATTTGTGGATTGCTTTAATAGGCCGCCCTCGACTAAGGCCGCTACGTTTATGCCGTTGGCGGCTGCGCCTTCCGCGTCGTATTCTGTGCCGGGTTCGCCTAAGCGTGGACTAATGATCGTGTAAGGCATTGGGTTTCCTAACTGGTTTGGGCTTGCATTTCTATAGTTAAATCGTAGGCGGGCATTTCGGCGCCGCCGATAACAGCAATAGTAGGGCGGCCAGCGGTTACAGCAACGTTTTTACCTACTACTAAACTGGCTAGGTGCATTAGGTTTCGTTGCGCGTCAAGGTTGCCCGGGCCAAGGGTGATTAGCCGAACCGTGTAGGTCAGTTGGACTATGTTTCCGCCACCGCCGTAAACCACAAAACTAGGCGCGTCAATAAACGCACAAGGCGGCACAAGGTTACGGGGGTCTGTTACTACCTGCAGCCCTGTAACGGTTGTTAGCGTGGCTGCTAGATCGTCTAGCGCCTCATTAAACAGGTCTGTATAGGCAACAGGCATTAGGCAACCTGAGGCCGTGGGATACCCAACAGCATTTTAATAGCAGGGCTTAACCCGGTAGAACTACCAGCGGCCATACCGTCAAACGCTGCAAAGTCTGTTACCGCGCCGCGCTGCCTGTAAAAGAAACCGCCTAAAGAAATGGTGCCAAGGGTTACTTGCCCATTGGGCGACGTGCTGAGGCTGTCTATGTAGCCTGCCTCTTGGCGTCGAGTAAACGCAAGGCTGTTCGCTGCCAACGCGCATTGAGTTAAGAATGTCGTATCCAGTGCCGACGCTGTACCAATACCTAACCAGTCCTCTATTTGAGTGGCCGTAATCCACGTGCACGTTTCGGTAAACGTAATTGTGCCGCTGGCAGCGGTGCGTTGTACGTTGCTACCTGTGCATGAATAGAGAACCTGATTAGGTACTGGTACTTCGTAATCGTAAAGTAAATCGCCGTATTCATCTACTCCAATAAACAAATACTCAGGTATAGCCCGAACGGTGAACGTGCCGTTAAAAGGTACGCCAACTGTTGCAACTGTAAAACTTCCGCCTACTACTAAATCGTTTGGCGTGAGGGTTTGCAGTACTGCGAAGTTGTCCAGTAACTGTTTATGGGTGACCGAGTAGACGGCCATAACTGGCCTACCTTTCGGTTATCAGACGAACTTAACGAACTTGGTTGCGTCTGCCATGAACGCGGCTGCATAGCCACGGTAGGCAATAGTGCGGCCAAGTGTGCTTGGTACGTCTACCGAGATAGCGCCTTTTTGCTGTTCGTAGAACTCGAACCCTGCTGCTGGGCCTGCTGCGTGACCCATGAACGAACCCGGTGTGTGCTTGTCTACTACAAGTACCAAACCAAGCGGGTTACCGTTCCATGAGTTCGCTGACAGTTCGCCCGGTGCGTTCATAGCGCCGATCTGTGGGAATACTGGGCGGCCTGTGCTGTCCACCAATGAACCCAACGCTGCCCACGTACCCGGTGTTACTACCATATGCGTAGGTAGGTAGTTGCTGCTTAGGCTGATTTGGCGGGCGCCTTCGTAAATTGCGGCGATCCAGTCGGCAGGGTCTGAAGTGTCGGCTACTGATGAAGTTTGTGTAATTGCTGCATGGCAAGTATCTACCGCGTAGTTGTCGGTTGCTTGGCCGTAAGCAATTGCCAACTGGTTTAACACAATGTTGATCGAGGCTGGGTCTGTCCAGTCCAAATCTTGTTCTGACATTGTTACGTAAGTGCCGAACGTCAATTTGTTTACGTTGTTATTAGCAACGGTAACCGTGCTTGGGTCAAGTGGGTTTAGTTGGCCTGTTGGCTGCTGCGTTACTACTGGGCGTACCGTGATAACTGGGCGGCGGAATGTTGCGCCGCTTTGTGGCATGGCCTTAGCACCGATTGCAGAAACGAACGGACGAATAGGGTTAAGTCCGTCGTAAACGGTGCCGGTAATGATCTCTGGCAAAATACCCGGGGTGTCAGCGGTTGTAATGTTTGGCGCTGCTGCCTGAATACGTGAGTTCATTTCGGCAAGTACGCCGCCGCCTTGGAATGTTGCTGCGATAAACTCGCTAGCCGATGGCAACTTAAAGTTGCGTGGCTGCGCGTACAATGGCTGGGCCATTGGTGCGGCTTCGATAACGGCTGGGGTTTCTACTGGGTTTGACATTTCGTTATTCTCCTCTACGGGTTCCTGTTCACTATTTAACTCTACTTCGTCGGGCTGTTGGTGGATACTGGCGGCCACTCGATCAACTGACGCGCCAGCAAACGCACCAAACGGCACAAGGCTTAATTCTTGCCATTGGGCAGCCTCAATAATCATTACGCCTTCAGCGTCATAACTAAACTTTGTTGGGTTTACGCCTACGGATACTGCGTCTAAAACGCCGTCAGCGGCCAGTACTAGCGCTTCGTTGCCTAGCGCCGTTTCGCTTATGCGTGCTTCGTACATCATTCCGCCGGGTGTGTCTACCATGGCGGTTACCAAACCTACGGCCTGTGTGCTGTCATGGCCCAAATACAGTTTGGGCATTTTGCCGCCAGCGTCAAGGCTGCCCGGCATAAACATAACTTTAGTTCCATCAGAAACCGTAGCCTGAACCATATAAGGCAAGGCAAGGCCCGCCAGCGTGCGGCGTGGCATACCGTCGGGGCCTGCCGCGTCAAGTGTTAATTCTTGCTGAGTTAGTTTAAGCATTGGGCATTACTCCAGTTTCGGCAGTGTCGTAGTTGTCGTTTTCTTTTTCCATCAAATAGTTTTCGCTTAGGTAATCGTCAATATCAAACTTTACGTACGTGCCGCGCGGTAGCACGTTATCTGCGCTTAGTGTTTCGCTAATACAGTCCATAAACAATTTGGCGCCAAACATATACAAGTCCTGCCGCGCTTGCGTGCTGTTTTGGTATGAGTAACTACCAGTTGCTACGCCTAACAAATATGGCGGGCAGTTTGCTAGGCGCGCTATTTCTAGCGCCTGATATTCTGAGGCCTCAACCAACATTTGTTTACTAGGGTCTGTAGTGGTTTCGGTGTAGGTCACAAACTCATTTAATGCGGCGACAGTGTTTGTAAGTCTTGCGGCCTCAAAACTTTGCGACAGTTGTTGCAGTTCCTCGCCGCTTAATGGTTCGCCGCCAACTTGACGCAATACGCCGTTGGGCAGTGAATTAGCAGCAGATCGCAACCGTGCGCCTTCGAGTTTCAGCGACGTTAAAACAGCGTTAGGGCTAGTAAATAACAAACCCTGTATAGGGCTAATAAATTGCACAACGTCTCTATGGTCTACTGGCAAGCCGCTAAACGTAATTTGTTTAGACGGTGCAAAGAAAACTGGCCCTGCCTGATCTTGCGTTAAAACCATGGCGCTAGGCATACGCTGAAACGCGCTAGGGAAACCGTCAGCAGTGCGCGCGGTAATCGCTAAAAACGCCCGCTGAGTAAAAAATAGATCATCAAATAACCACGCAAATAGTGTGCTGTTTGGTAACGCTGGGTCAAGGCGGCGCAACCAACTACGCGGGGCGATATTTATTTCTTCCATTTCTTCGCCGTTCCACATTTCTTGGTATTGCTTTAATGGCGTGCAGCCAATGACCGACGCCAGCAGATCGCGGGCGCGGGTAATGGCCGGCACACTCATAGCGCGTTGGCGTGTGTTGCCTTGCGTAAACGCATAAAAGTTATCGAGTTGCGACATACCTACATTGCTGCCGGCGGCGGCCTTTACTACAGGTTGCGCGGCGTCGGTGGTTGCACGGTTAAAAAGGCCCATAGGTTTAGTTTGCCATATCTAGTAAAAGTTTGGTGGCACTGACTAGGCCCGATCAGTTCCCGACGAAAAGATTAGGTACTTCCAGCCAGTGCCGAACCAATACTAGCCAGCAGCGCTAACTATTATGGGTTTGCCCATAGCGGCAGGTTTGCCGGCTAAGGCAACAGCAAACACTAAACAGCGGGCCATTGAGATAGGCCCGGGTGATCGTTGCGAACTTATAACTATGTTCCCGTTGTGTTTAACCAGTACCGCTTTTTCGACGTGTTCTGTTAGTAAGTGTTCGCCGTTATGCAGCAGGCGGCCCTCAACAATGATCGAACGCGCGGCAGCAGTCCAGCGGTTTAGTTCACGGTAGCCAACAATGGTTGCCCGTCTCGATAGGTGCGGCGGGCAGTGAACTTCCAGCGACGGCACTATAGCCAGTTTTAGCGTTGGGGCTTTAACTATTTCGGCCTCAACATGCCGCCACATTTCGGCCATAGTGTCAGCCACAAACGCGGTTACTACGTGCGTTTTTGTTCCCGATATGACAGCGCGCACACCGTAAAAGTGGCCGCTATCCTCGCCTACCTCGATTGCTAGCACTCCGCCCGGTGGGGCTACAGCGTCAGTTTGGCAGGCTGCAAACTGCCCGGGTTCTAACCAGCCAGCAGCGGCAGCAGTCCACGTATTAACCGAACTTCGTAGAAACGCGTTACGGTTCGGGGCCTCAGCCTCAGCGGCGATTACTTCCATATCGAGGGTGTAACCCAACGCTGGGTTAGCCATGGCCCACGCGGCAGGGGTCATCAAATCCATTTTGGCGGGGTCAGGTGACCACTCAGCAAAATAAAGGCTGCCGGGTTTGCCTTCGTCAATAGTTCGCAAGCCCTGTTCACGCCAACGCAACATAGCCACGCTGCTACTATCGCCCGCTGTACTCCACATACTGCACAAAGGGTTTTTGCGTGCGCGCTGGGTAGGTAGCAAACCTTGGTCTATGGCCTCAGTAGATACCGCCCAAGCCTCATCTATTATCAGCAAATCTACGCTGTAACCGTGACCAGCGCCCGGGGTAGCCGCCCTAACATGCCATACGCTGCCGTCGGGCATAGTTAGTTTTTGGCGGCCATAACTCCATGAAACTTCGGCCCCGCATTTAACTTCGAGTATCGGCGCCAAATAATTAAACAGCGCTGTAGCCAAATCCAATTTGTGCGCCACACTAATAACCGTTTGCGGGGTACCGCGTTCACGTGCCTCATTTAGCAACCAGTCGCCAAGTAGCGAGGCTATGCAAACTGTTTTACCATTCTGCCGGGCGACAGATACCAAACTAACTCGGGGCCTGCTGCCATCATCAGCAACAGCGGTTTGACCATGCAACGCCCGTACCTGCCACGGCATTAACTCGACGTCAAGTACGTCACGGGCAAACCCCAATATGCGGCTAGCGCTAGATCGTTCGTCACTGTGCGTGATCGTTTCTAGTCGGGGTAGATCGTGGCCAGTTCGCGCCAGTTCCGCCAAACCCTTATGGGATATAGAAAAC